ACTGTTACGGTTACCCCCAAGGACTGTATCGGTGACGGGTCGGCTCCGACAGGTGGCCAGTACATTATGTACGAATGTCAGTTCACTAGCATCACGACTGCTGAAGTCGATCGCGAAAGCGCCGATGTACAGGAAATCGAAGTGGAAATGACGGTAAACTATTGGGACCGTACATAAACGTCAAGTACTGGGACTTTACTTTATCTCGAATTCACTATAATGCCCTTGGTTATTGCCAGGGGCATTTTTTATGGAAATTCATCACATCGTGCCAAAGTGCATGGGAGGGTCAGACACGCATGCTAATTTAATGATTTTGTCACCGAGAGCCCATGCCATAATGTCTGTCTATCAATCCGATTTTTACAATCGCCCGTGCATTCACAGGCGCCAACTAAAATACCTCCCGGAAGAATTGTTGGAGCGCGGTAAATACTGGATATCAAAGTGTGCAAGTCACGCAAATGCTAGCCGAAAAACAACTGCAAGGTCGGAAAAGTGTAGAGAAAAAATGCGATTAGCCGCACTAAACCCGAAAGCGCAACCGCCACACAAAAAAGCGGCGCAATCGAAAGCCGTCTCTGGGACAAATAAAAAGTTGCACGCATGTCCAACGTGCGGAAAAATGATGAATGTGGGAAACCTGACCCAGCATATCCGCCGTGCAAAATGTGGTCAACAGTAAGGGTAAAACCTAAGTAACGTGGGATAGTGATCAGTCGTATGGCAAAAACGACATTTTCAAGTGGTGTCATTGTTACCAGCCAATGGCTTAATGGCTCCCAACAAATCTATTTTGACGGTCAAGATCTGGATTGGCACTATGCCCCTCTCGGTCTGAACTCGCTCGTCCGTACGGGACCCAACGGGCTGGATTCTGCGTACGTCACTCTTGACACAAACCAACCCGAACTCTCTGCATCTGGTCTTTACGTTAGCGGTGCAGGTATCACGGGGATCAAAGTTGTCGAGGGAATTTGGAACTTCGGTTACGACCCTCTAGTCGTTGGAAATCCGGCAAACGCAATCCAAAACGCCCCAAGAAGTTATACAACGAACGATAAATATAATTTTGGTGGAGGTTTCCCGACGCCCACGGTGCCTCAGAAGTTCACGTCATTAAATAGTGCAGACCTGGTAACAAAAGAAGTTTTGGAGACTTGGGTTAACTATTTGTTTGACACTCTGGAAATTGACAACGGTGTGTATGCATCCTCCACACCGGGATGTCAAAACTACAGCGTTGGTGTTGGTAATTCAGACACAGTCTGCCCACTCTGAGGAGGTTAAAAAATGGCACGCTATGCGCCCCTCCCGTCAATCAATCTTGATCCGCGAAATGAAGCTGAAATTGTTCAGCAAGCTTCTCAACGTGTCTATCAAGCATCGGGTCAAACACTTAACGATTTTTCCGCAGGAAACCCCCTCGCTGCTTTGCTTGAAGGACAAGCATTTGCTCAAGGCGAGTTTTTGTTTTGGGCGAACCAACTCCCCCAGTCCATCCTGATTGAATGGATTGGACCTTTCCTGGGTGCGATGCGTCGCCTTGGGACCCCCGCGATCGCTCGACTTCAAATCTCAATCCCACCTTCGGACACAGTCACAACAGTTCCGGCTGGGACTGCTTTCCTGACTGACTCAAACTTTACCGGTGGCGAACAGTTCACTTTTATTCTTGACGAAGAGGTTACAATACCTGCTGGTGAGTCCGTTGTTTTTGCTGCAGCATCCTCTGAGTATGTTGGGTCTGCTTACAATGTTCCTTCAAATTCAATAACGGGAACCTCAGCAATCAACATCAACGGTTTGACTGCAACCAACCTTCAACCTGCGTCAGGGGGGAGTGACGTTGAGACATACCAAGAAGTTCAAGAAAGATTTTTTACTCTGATTCGTCGCAGGAACCCTGTTAGCGCAGAGGATTGGCAAGACTTTTTCATTGACTTTTACGGGATTGGAACTCAAACCTCCGTTCAACCGAATCGACCCAACCAAGGCACATACAACTATCTGACTGATTACCTCTTGCCGAATGGGCAAGTTTCTTTCTTTGTTCTGGGTCCAAACGGAATTGAGTTGAATCAAACTCAACTCGAGCGCGGTCAAAACGTCATCAATTTCTTGACTCCGATTGAGAATCAGGCGCATCTCTATCCCATCACTCTGAGTCAGGTTCAGTATGACCTCACTGTAGAAGTTGATGCGAATGGAAGTTTCGGGGAGAACTTAAAAAACTCCTCGTTGAACTTTCGAGATAGACTGTACGCTATTCTAACTCCGGGATCTGTGTTCCCTTCAAACGTGGATCCAACAGTAAGTGACGTTGACGCAGCCTTCTACTCCACTTTCGTTGACAGCACTCGCTTTATTGACCCACGGATTAAGTTAAGTGCTGCTTACAACACGCCTCCTCTACTGGAGCCGGCTGCTGCCACATACACAAATGTGTACACGTTTGAAGCACCGGGGTTCTTGTTGAATGAGAACGACCTTGTCTTAACGACCCTGCCTGCCCCGACGTATTACCCGGTCCTGACAAGTTTCACCCCTTACTCCACGGAAAAGAAAAATCAAACAATCTACAACAACTTGGTCCTCCAGCAGATTAAGTTTCTTGTCGCAGGAAGTTTTCTTCGTGGGCAAGTGTGCTACTGGGACCCTTCGGTCGGGGGAGACGGGCAGTTGCACGTTATTAATGAGAACATTACTATCGGGACTCAGCTTGAGATACCCGAGTTAATCCGCACAGGAAAAATATCTAGTAGCAAACAATACTCTGCGTGGGTAGTTAACAACACCTATCAGCAAACAACTTCCCTGGGCGTCTACGACCCGGAAATTATTGAGTACGATTACTCTTCAGATGAGTTCATTCCGAACCCTACGTCGCTGATTCCACAGAACAAAAGACCCGGAACCTTCATCTGGGTTGTCGGACAAAACTTTACTTTACAACCCCCAAGCGACGAGGTTACGACTGCATTTACAGACTTCAAAATCGGTGCTCCTATAGTACCTCAGCAACTTCAAGTAGGTCAAACTTACAGTGCAGGAACCTGGGTGTACACTCCGCAAGTTGGGTCTGGCCCTGACCCAGTTGCTGATCCTTACTACAACTACGTTGATATTCGTCTTGGTGTAGTCAATAAATACGCGTATGTGGAAAAAACCTTCACGTATCAACCGGATGGTCAGACCATAAGCGTTTACTTCGACGACCTTGTATCTCAAGAGATTGTTCGAGAGATTGTCGTTTCCAACGGCGACGAAGGACTCCCTGTCTACCGGTATAAACCCCGTTTCCCCGTGCTGACTTATCTGGAATACAAAGAAGACAGCAGTTCTCGACCCGAGTACTTCATTGCAGCAAAGTATTTCACTCCAACGAGCACCAGTGCTCAGGACCTCGTAAATCAAAACCTGATCTTCCCGTTGTACGTAGACGAAGCACAGTATGCCTCTCTCTCTTCGCAGGTTTCAACGAAGGCAGTGAAAACTCCAACTCGCATGTTCCAGTTCTTCAAAGGAGACCGAACTTTTTTCCGGCAGGGTTCCAAGATCATCTCTTACACTGCTACTACAAACGTACACCCACTGTTTGAGTTCTACGTTTATCTTCAAAACGGCGTATTCGTAGAGACCGCACAGTATCTACCATCTCAGTTCGAGGCTATTGATTACGTCCCCTATTTCAATCCTGCCTATACTGTTTACAGCGAAGACACGGTTTTATCAGAAGATGGTAGAAACTTGTATCGGGTGATGCTGGCATTTACTCCCCCGGCCACAGTTGTCAACTGGACAAATACGACGGTTGCAAACACCGCCCGGTATGAAGAATACCAAGGAAACTTGCTTAGGTACGTTGACCAGTATGTTTGTGAAGAAAATATCTTGTCTCAGCTTGGAAAAGACATCTCTGCGATTAAACTTGGAATCGCTCAAATTACAGTGATTCCAAAGAACAGCGGCCGATTCTCAAACTCTGATCAACAATCGGTGTTTGTTTGGGAGAACACTTCGTCCGAAACTGAAGTTCCTCAGCTTTCTTGGTCCTCGGGTTCTCTTGTTTCTTACTCGCCTCCTAACTACGGGACAGGTACATTGAAGCTATGAGCCAGCAACTCAACCCAATTAACAACGGCGTCGTACCTGAGGTTCAAACAACGGTTGTTGAACAAAAACTGAACGTGCTGAGCGAACAGTATGTTCAAATCTACAACCTTAAAAGTCGCCCAACCGAGTGGAATCCTGTCGGTAGACCTATTTACCGCAGATTACCAGGAACAAGTGAGCGATACCAGGTTGACTTTTTCAACTTTGTCGCAGAGTCAAATGTTCTAAGTTCAAACAAGACCCTCGAGGGTATTGAAAAGGTCGGATATGTTTACATCCCCTATGGGGAAAACATCAATGGGCCAACTTCCTCTGAGGTGATTTCTTCTCAAGGAAACAAGGTTATTTTAGTCAAAGCAGGAAACATTTTGTGGGAGTACGGAAAAACCGAAGTACTTCCGACCTTGATTGACTTAAAAGTCCTGGAGGTTTTAAGCGGAACGTATACGCTGGCGTATCAGTTGGTGTATGATGATTCCCCTATTCCAAAACAGTACAGCATGGAAGATTTTTCTTTGTCGGGTCAACCGATGGAGATACTTGCAAGCACAGACTCCATAACTGGTTGGAGATTCTCAGCTGTAAATGCTTTTATCTTTGATTCCGCCGTATCTTGGTCGAATGAGGACAGCTTTTTTCCCTCCTACGCTCAACCGGTTGACGCTTACTTGCAGTGGAAGACTACTTACAGTCAAGCGTATACGAAAGTAACTTTACGTTGCCCTTCCGGAACTGCGTACTCGGGAACTGCCACTCTATCGTACGTTGATGGAACAAGTTTAACTCCTGTTGAAACTGTCTCGGTGTCAAAAGATTCAACGAGTCAGT